TCTGTAGCTTGCTATATACCAGCCATTGTTGTTCTTCATGTTGCTCTTGCAATTGATAGTCGTTAGTCATAGTAGATTCCTATTTATCTGAATTTTTTATACTGAATAATATTGATAGGTTGTGTTTTCTCAAGAGTAGATATTTTTGTAGACGCTTTTTGCTCCTTTCTAAATTTAGCGAAAGTTTTACGAATGTCCGTCTTAGCAGCCGTAACGTAGTCTTTTTTGTAAAGTATGTTCTTTTCATCTGTCATAGTGAGCAAGCCAAAATGTAGAGTAGAAGCATTATTACACCACATAATAGTGGCTTACGTGCAAAGAAATCGTTAGTGTTGAGTAATTTATTCATAGTTATCATTCGATTCTAAAATATTAACAAGTTCGTGTATTTCTCTAGGAGCTACTAGCAAGGCTTCATACGCTATATCTAGTATTTCTTGCTCCTGAGTTGTGCGTGGTTTTTTGTCTAGGTTATCTGCCAGCAATCGCAAGGCATAGACAATCTCAGCTATTTCCCAATTGTGCATATTAGTTTTCATTGTTCAGCCTTTGCACGAGCTTCTGCTGCACGAGCTTCTGAGTATGCGTAATCGTTAGAAAGAGTGTTAAATCCTTGATAGTATTTCCACTCACCGTTTACTAAGACTTCAACGATAAGATCGTATGCGTCTGTGAATGGGCTACCTTTAGAAACTGTGCGAACTGTTGCTGATTTATTTGTATTCATAGTATTCTCCTAGAGGTTAATAGTGTGTTGCAGCGAAGAAACTATAGCGCATCACAATCTTGTATGTCAACAACTTTTTAAAATTATTTTATGTACGTTCCACGAGTAGGTAGCCGAAGGGCTGAATTTATTGATATTGTTAACAATTCTGGCGGTATTACTGTCAAAGAGATAATACAAAAGTACGGGATGATGGGTTTCGCTGTGGAGTGGGATATAACGACAGAGTTTAGGAAATTAGTCAGGTTAAAGTGCTTTAAGCAGGAAGGTGATGTATTCTTTCCGTTTTTTAAAGATAAGCCTAATCCAGTAGATGAGAAGAATCTAGTCCCACCACGGGAGCCGATACCATTTAAGCCGTTAAAAACATTCCCTAGAACAGTAAGCCCTAGAGGTCAGACAATTGAAAAACGAAGTTTTAAAACCTGTAAATCAGACGTCCGTTACAAAAGAGAAAACGATTTATAATTTTGCAATGCAAAAGTGTCCTATTTGTAAACATTCACGTTCAGCAATTCAATTTAGAAATTCTGATATTTGTAGGACTTGCGCTAAAAGAAAAGTTTCGTTATAGTGGTTGTGTGCTTGGCAGCATACATAAAATCGGTAAGCCTTAGATGGGACTCTGCTGGTTACCGAACCAGTCTGCCAACATTAGATTTTTAATCTAGTGAGAGTCTCACCTAAGGCTTTTTTTATTGGAAAAAGCTATGAATTTTAAAAATGTTGAAGGTTTTTATCTTTACATGACTGAAGATGGAAGAATTGGAATACAACAAAAATCATTTGAATATGGCAAAATTGTTAATGTTTTTTTAACTTTAGATCAATTTAAACTTGTAGAAAAATGGGTTACAAGGAATGAATGTGACATAGATGAAGTTTGGAATTCTGGGGTTGAAAGATGATATTAAAACCTAAGAATTGGGATAAGTTTCAGCACTATAGTCATCGTAATCCACCGTGGATAAAGCTGCATCGAGATTTGTTAAACGATAGGATATTTGCAAGTTTACCTATTGCTAGCAAGGCGATAGCACCATTACTTTGGCTGCTTGCAAGTGAGTCCAAAGATGGTAGTTTTGATGCTGCTAGCGACGAGCTATCATTCCGCTTGCATATTGCTAGCAAGGACATAGAAGTAGGACTCAAGCCTTTGATAGATAAAGGCTTTTTTGTTGACGCTAGCACAATGCTAGCACCTTGCTTGCAGGTTGCTACCACAGAGAGAGAGACAGAGAGAGAGGGAGAGAGAGAGACAGAGAAGAATACGCTAAAGCGTCCTGATGATATTTCTGAAGAACTCTGGAAAGATTTTAAAAAGCTAAGAAGTAATAAAAAAGCACCACTTACTGAATTAGTAATTAAACGATTAAGGAATGAAGCAGATAAAGCTGGAATACCACTAACGAAAGCAATTGAAACAATGTGCGATAGAGGATGGGCTGGATTCCAAGCAGACTGGTTTAAAAAAGATGTTAAGCCAGCATCAGCACCTTTAGTGGGGTGGAAATGATTGATAACATACTCAGCCGACTAGAGAAAGTTAAAGGTCGCAATGGTGCTTATACGGCTTGCTGTCCTGCTCATACGGATAAGAGTCCATCCTTAGCGATAAGAGAATTAGACGATGGTCGTATCCTAATGAAATGCTTTGCTAACTGTAGCGTTCAGGAAATAATGGGTGCTATTGGTATGGAAATTGGTGATTTATTTCCAGACACAAATAAAGACTTGCCTCCAGTTAAGAGAAAGTATTATGCTTCAGACTTGCTCAGAGTCATTGAATTCGAGGCATGGGTAGTATCAGTAGCAGCTTACACAATGGCACAAGGACTACCACTATCGGAAGAAGATAGAGGTCGAATGAAGAAAGCACAGGCTAGGATAATGGAGGCAGTTAAATATGTCGGATAATATTAATACGATAGCGGAACGACTTTACAATGATCGCAATATCATTAAATCAAGTCAGATTGATATTGAGAAATATCTAAAGGCTAGTGACTTATCGGCTCACGTTAAGTCTGCTAATAGTTGGCTAGATGAGATTTACCAAAACTATACTGATCCTGAAAAGACTGACGATGCAGTAATGCCGTGGGTTAAAACTCATTCAGACGTTAAATTCAGGCTTGGTGAGGTTACGGTATATGCTGGCAGCAATGGCGGTGGAAAGTCTTTAGTCACAGGGCAGATAGCGTTAGGATTGGTGAAACAAAACCTAAAGGTATGCATTGCCAGTTATGAAATGAAACCTGTAACTACCATTGTCCGTATGCTTAGACAATTTGCAGGTGAGAATATCAATGTACCGCTAACTCACGACAAAGAAGGCTACATTCGTGGGGTTTTAGGACGGTTTACTAATTTCATGGAAGATAATCTCTACCTTTACGACCAGCAAGGCACCACCACACCACAGAAAACTATAGCAATGGCAAGGTATTGCGCAGTTGAGCTAGGCATAAAACATATCTTCATTGACTCATTAATGAAGTGTGTAGTCGCAGAGGACTCATTAAACGAGCAAAAGTCATTCGTAGACGAGCTATGTGCACTGGCAAGAGACCATCACGTACACATCCATTTAGTCCACCACATACGCAAGTTGCAGTCTGAGGAGATACAGCCTTCTAAGACCGATTTAAAGGGTTCTGGAAGCATTGCAGATCAGGTAGACAACGTATTCCTAGTCTGGCGTAATAAAAAGAAGGAAAACGCTCGTAGGAACAATGAGGACTATGACGAGAAGCAGCCAGATATGTTTCTAATGTGCCAGAAGCAAAGAAATGGTGAGGCTGAAGAATTTTATGGGATGTACTTTGAGCACAACAGCCAGCAGTTCGTAGATACGCTAGGTGGTCAGCCAATTGACTTTGATAATCGTGGGAGCTTTCGTGCCTGATAATACTGAACAACATAGACATCGTTGCGAAGTAAGACAGGTATTAAAGTGGCGTACTCAAGATAGAAACAAAGCCATCGAATATCTGTCTATTGTCCGCAAAAAACGCGGAGATAGAACGGCTCAGTTACTAGAGAAAGATTGCAGAACACAATGGAAGCTAGGAAATCGCGGAGAAGATAGCCAATGGAAATAGAATTAGACTCCAATGATTTAATCTTGGCTGCTCATAATGTTGGAATTATGCAGTCAGTTAAAAAAGCTAGATTAGACAACAAGCAAATTAAAAACAATAAGATATGTGGTCAAAGTGACTTTGCTATTCACTATATTGGAATGTTAGGTGAGATAGCTGTTTGTAAACTTTTGGGAGTTAGTGTCAGGTTTGACGTTACTTATGGTGGAGATGGGAATATTGACTTAATAATTAAAGGTCAAACTATTCAAATTAAGACAAGTTCAGTTTTGCGACCGGAACCACGGTATTTAATTTTTAACAGTATGGAAGATTTTGCTACTGATTGGTCTATTTATTGTTCGGTTCAATCGCCTACGGTTATTAAAATTCATGGGTTTGTAGGTAAAGAAAAGTTTAAACTAAATCACGAAATACAAAATTTTGGATATGGCAATAGATATTGTTTAAACGATAAATATTTAACTGACATAAATAGATTTAATGAGGCTATGGAATGGTTTACAAAAGGGTAGATAACAACCAGACTCAGATCGTTAAGGCTTTACGCGATATGGGTTGTACGGTTGAGCATCTTCATGCGGTAGGCAAAGGTTGTCCAGATATTATCGTCGGATTTAAAGCTAGAAATTTCTTGCTTGAGATTAAGGATGGTGATAAAAAGGTACTTACTCCAGATCAAGTTAATTGGCACAGACTCTGGAAAGGTCAGGTAAACGTAGTAACAAGTATTGACGATGCTAAAACTCTAATATGGAAACTATCAGATGAATATCGATCCGAACGAAGCGATTAATTTTATGATTAAGAATGCTGAGAAATATGCTGCTGCTAAAGCTCAGGTTGTTTACTTAACTGAACATAGAAAGACAGTTAAGGCTATTGGCTTTCAACGTAGTTTGAAAAATACAATGGCAGAAAAAGAATCAGACTCTTATACTACGGAAGAATACACACAATGTGTATTAGGACTAAGAGAGGCTGTAGAGGAGGCTGAACGACTACGCTGGATGCTCGTAGCCGCTCAGGCTCGTGTTGACTGCTGGAGAAGTTTAGAAGCTAGTAATCGTCAAGTTGAAAGGTCAACTCAATGATTATTCTTCGCAATAATCTTCTTCGCACTCGATCCAGTCATAGTATTCTTCATCGAAGTAATACCAGACTTGTTCTTCGTCATCAAACCAATACGCCACACCATCTTCATCAAACTCATAAATCTCTACATCATCAGACTCAAAGTAAAACATTACGCCTTCAATATTTAATGCAAACATTTGTTTCTCCCGAGAAATAGCAGTCCACTAACTGCTTGAAAATAATAGCAAAATTTAATGTAAATTACGTTACAGGAAATCAATATTATGGATAAAGTTTATTGCGATAATTGCAACTGGATTGGTGATCGTGACGAAGTATTAAGAGTTCGTTGTGGATATGTATTTGATGATGCTGTAGATGTGTGTCCTGAGTGCAATCATGCAGAGACAATATCTTCAGTTAAATATTTGTGGAGAAAGCGTCAAATTGACCAAAGCAGAGAAGAAATATCTATCTAAAGTTGCTAATTTAGGTTGTATAATTTGCTATAGGCTAGGGTATGCAGGTACTCCTTCTGAAATTCACCACGTTCGCGGTTTGGGTTTGGGGATGGGAGTAAGGAGTTCGCATTACGATACGTTACCACTTTGCCCTGAGCATCATAGGGGATCAAAAGCCGGATATCACGGTTTGGGACGTAAAGCCTTTGAGCGTCAGTATGAAGTTACTGAGCAACAACTACTTGAACAAGTAAAGGAAATGCTAAATGATGAAGAAAACCAAAGCAGCTAAGAAGGTAGCTAAAGTCATGGGTGAATATGGCAAAGGCGAATTGCACTCTGGCAGCAAGACTGGACCAGTAGTCAAATCTCAAAAGCAAGCTGTAGCTATTGCCATGAGTGAAGCTGGCATGAAAATGAAAAAAAGGAAAAAATAATGGCTCTCCTTAGCGATCAAGAAAATAGCGGTAACAAAGAAGTAGCTGACTTTGTACTAATGTTGCTTCACGCTATTACTAATACTCATATTCTTCATTGGCAGACTCGTAGTTTTTCTATGCATTCATCGCTAGGAAACTTTTACGATACTTTGCAAGACTTGATAGATGCATACGTAGAAGCGTATCAAGGCAAGTATGGCATTATTAACAACTTTATGGTTGACTATGATGCACCATTGGAGCCTATTGCCGAACTGACAATGCTAAAGAATCAAGTTAAAGCTCGTCGTGCTAAGTTGCCACAAGATTCAGAATTGCAGAATCTGGTAGATGAAATTGCGTCTGAGATTGATTCGACTTTATATAAATTGCGATTCTTAAAATGAAAAACGGACTTTACGCCAATATTGCAGCTAAGAAAAAACGCATAGCTGAAGGTTCTGGTGAAAAGATGCGTAAGGTAGGCTCTAAAGGTGCTCCTACTAAAGCTGACTTTGTGGCTTCTGCTAAGACTGCTAAGAAGGTGAAGAAATGATTAAGCGTGGAAAAGAGGAATTTTCTGGCTATAACAAGCCTAAAGCTACTCCTAGTCATCCAACTAAATCTCATGCGGTACTGGCAAAAGCGGGAGACGAGGTTAAGTTAATCCGTTTTGGTCAGCAAGGTGTAAAGGGTAGTCCAGATGGGACTAAGCGTAATGAGGCATTTAAGGCTCGTCATGCTTCCAATATTGCAAGATATTGGTCTTGTAAGAAATGGTAATTTAATGGCTTATAAAAAGAAAAAAGGCGCTGCAGGTAAAGCTTGCTGGGCAGGCTATAAAAGAGCTGGTCCTAAAAAATGCGTTAAAATAAAAAAGAGGAGATAACATGTTATGTTGTTGCGCAAGAAGAAAAATAAAAAAGACGAAGATGAATATAAGACGAAAAAGAAGAAGTCTAAGAAGAAAATAAAATATAAAGGAAAATAAAATGACTAAAGATATAAAAGTTGAAGATAAAATAATTACAATTGATGATAAAGAATATAAAGAAAGTGAATTATCACCTACAGTTAA